AATCAATGTAGTTGATTGTTTGTTTAGTTGTATTTCGGTAAAATTATTTCCAGTTGATAAAAAGTTCTTCCACCTAACGCATTCAAAAGTTATCAAAGAAAAGCCTCCAAAGTACCCTTAATTTCAGTCTTGTGTGCATTTACATTCTTACTATTATATTCTGTCATATTACCATCAATATATGGCATACCGTCCAACCTTTGTCTTCCACTCATAGATGATTTATCCCACACCAAATCTTTATCTTTTGGATATTCAAGAGTCCATTCAACCTTAGACTTCTTCAAAAGTTTTTTTGCTTTCTTATTCAAAGGAAGAATATATCTAAATTGTTTACCAAATATTTTACTTATATCTTTATGATCAAGAAAGTCTTGGGTTAACCAATATATCCTCTCTCCTTTTTTACCATAAAAAAATTGAGACTTTCTAAGTTTTTCAGCGTATTCTTCATCAATCACTGTTTCTGTTATTTTAGCAACCCAGTCTGCTTCTTTAATTTTTTCCTTCAATTTCAATTTTTCTTCTGTCTCTTTTTTAAATATTACATTTTCATCACACAATCTTCTACTGGACCTTGGATGAATTTTCTCTCCTTTATCACTAATATATAGCTGCGTCCAAATAAATCCACCATACAGAAAGTTTGCAGCTTGATACACATATCCCGGTTTCCCCATTATACCATCTGCCCAAGTATAAAGAAACTGTTTCTCTGCACAATTTTCTTTCATCCATTTAACTACGGCAGAAATCATTTGCGATTCAGAGTTTCTTGGCATTTCTTCTTTCATACACATCTTGCCAATTTCATAATAATCTTTAGTATCCATCCCATCAAACAATTTTGCGATTGTTGCTTTTGGTTGTGTTCCCCACCCTAAAGTTAAAACACCAACAAGTTCATTCTCTAGATAACATCCTAGAAAATGTTTCGTGAGTTTGGGCATGATTTTTGAATAGTGCAGTGATTGAACAAAGTCCGTTGCACATTCTCTAGAAATTTCTTTGATTTGAAAGTTGTATTTCATTTAAAAAATTGCTCTAGTGGAGAATATTGTGTTTGTTTATTCATGAAGTTTTTAAATTCTTCAAAGGTTATTATATGTGTTTTAAACCCAAAAGCCTGTTCAAGTTCTTTAAGAGAAATTAATACTTCCTCACCTAAAAGTGCTTCACCCCTAACAATATAAACTTCTTTATAAGTGTACCAACGGCGGTATTGCATAACAGTTTGCACTATACCTTTCTCAACGGAACCCGCATCATTTTGATTTTTAGAATCAACATAAAGCATTCCATCTTTAGTGGTAATTTGAAAATCTATTCCCTTACTACCACCCTCTTTAAAAGCAAAATTATTCTCTTTTAGAAAATCCCTTATCCTTTTTTCACCAAACTTGCCAGATTTATTTTTATTACTCGCATCCGTTAATGCCATTATATTTCTAAATCCTGTTTATTACGAATTGATGTGCCACTAATACTTTCAATTTCTTTATCAAAATTTTCTTGTTCAATAACATAACCAACATCTCTGCCATATGTGATATTTACAATGTTTGGAACATCCATAATTTCAAAATCTAAATGATGAGTATAACCATGTTTCTCTAAATCACGAATCACATTTCCCCTATCGTGGTGTTCTTCACCTGTATCACGAATCATAATTACAACTTGGCCAGTCTTTCCATGAGCCCGTTTGAAAAGCTCTCTGTGTCCATCGTGCCAAGGCTGATATCTTCCAAGCATTTGTACAGTTGGTTTTCTTCTATCCATTTTGTAATCCTAACGTCACTATTTTTTGGTGGTATGAATATCTTATTAGTATCTTCATATTTACTATCTTTAATAGTGTCCATCCAAATAATTTTATCTGGCATAAAAAATGATCTATAAGCAGGCAATGGACATACAAATGCAGAGATTGATACAGCATCAATTTCTGCTAATGCTCGCATACGCATAGTTTGATTGTGCCTTCCTTGTTCAGAGAACTCCCAATCGTTATATATGCCTCTTATAACATCTGCATCCCATATTGGAATTGAAAAATGTTTTGATAATTTATTGCCCAACCAAGTTTTACCAGAACCGGGTAATCCCATAATTAAAATTTTCATATTTCTAAATCTTGTGCCTCTGTATATAAGGTTCTCATCGTGTTCTTCAGTCTATCTTTACTTAGGTCTACGGGCAACTCGTCAATATATTTTTCCAGCAATGTCATCGTATCTTCTGAGTTCTCAACAATATCATCAGATACATTACTTGCATCCATCTCTGAAAAGTCTTCAACGATCTTAACATCATGACAGTCTGCGGCCAAGAGCTTATCTACAAATCTATCGAATTGGAACAAATCTTTCTTATTGACTACCACCAATTTCACATACTTATTCTTGTAGGCCGACATATCATGATTGTCATCGAATGCTGACACTGTATCATCATAGTAAATCTTGGAAAAGATGTTGTATGGATTTACAATGCGTTCAAGCTCTCTTGTCTCTGTATCGAATACATGAAATCCTTTCGGGTCTTCCCAATCATTCCAGTAGATTTCATATGGTGTGCCGAGATAATACACCTGACCATCATCTGACTTATGATGATAATGACCACTCATAACTGTATCAAACTTTCTAAACTCTTGTCTGTCCCAACCATGATCCATGAACATGCCCTTCTGCATTTCAAATCCATTCAACTCTAAATGGCCCATACAGATTTGAGCAGAGGTTTCATCAATCATACCCATAGAATGAATATAGTTTTGACTGTTTATCCAAGGCATGAAAAGAATTTTACACCCATCGAACTCTACCTCTTGTGCTTCTGGATATACCTTAATGTTACGAAATTTACCGTCTACAAGCTCCTGTAGTGAGTTCACATCGTTGGTGTTCTTATAAAAGGTGTCATGGTTCCCAACTAACATGTGTAAATTAACCTTCAGCTGACTGAATGGTAATATGAATCTTTCACGAAAATCTTTCGCAGTCTTGTACGAAACAAATTTCCTACGGTCCATAACATCGCCTAAATGGATACAAGTTTTTATATTGTGCTGGTGTAAATATGGAAAGAACACACCCTCATAGAATTTATAAAAATAATCATTAAAATTTGCGTTGTCATTTCTTGCCCCAAAGTGGGTATCAGTAATTAGTGCAATTTTCAAGAAACTTTCTCCCATATTTTTATTTGTTCTGGACGGAAATACTTACTTGTCTTTTTCGCAAAGAATAAAGAGGTCACCGTTGTCCCTTTACCTTTGTTTTTGCCGGGGAAATCCATACAGAAATATTTACTCAACATAAAATTATACGCATCTAAGTTCCATGTGCAATTATCGAGAATGACGTGGCTGTTACTTTTTTGATGTTTCTCCACAAACTTACAAAATAATTCTCTTGACAAAACCTTTGGATTATTATCTATAATGATAAAATCACTAGTGCTGACTCTATGTTTAAATAAATCATCATCAAATATAGTTGTGGGATTATATAAAACCAAATCTACATTTTCAGCTACATCCATGGATGCCCATTGTGGATCATTCTCATAACTATACACTGATTTAAAATGATTTGACCAAAAAGCAGTTGATCTCCCAGAACCAATTTCAAGAAGTGTTTTTTCTTTTAGGTCTTTAAAGTTGAGTAGAAAGAAGTTCATAAAAGTAAAAGTTAAATTAGGATACGGACTTTCCATCACCATTCTCCATAAAAATTTCTAATCCTTTTTTCTTTGCTGGTTCTTTTTTCTTTGGTTTATAAACATCTTCTTCCGGTAAAAACAATTTTGTATCAATCCCTTCAACATAATAAGAAGAATCATCTCCTTCCATTGTAGTAAATGAATCGTATGCATCTCTCTCAATCATTTTGTTTCTTACATGACTTTGCTTTTTCTCTTTCGCAATTCGTCTAAGAAAAGCATAATAGATTATTTGTGTAAAGTACGCAAAAGGATTATTAGATTTTTCTGGATTGAAATTTTTAACATATTGCAAACAGTTTTCAATGCCATCAGAAATCATATCTTCTCTGTATGTGTAATTTATAAAGTTTGGTTTATAAGATAGGTGGGTAGCAATCTTTAGAAAGCATTCACCAATGTAATTTGTAACAGGTGGCGTTTGAATTTCATTCTTTTCAGCAAGGTCATATCCTTCACGCCACTCAATCATTGCTCGTAGAAATTCTTTATTATCGACATAATGAATACTTTTTTTCTTTGCCATTTAAACTCCTTCCAATTATCATTATACTAATAATACACTAATAAAATATAATTGTCAAGACCCATAAGGAAAAGACCCATAGGGGACTTGACAAAGGGTCAAAATTTGTCTATTATTACTATGTGGAGTCTTCAATGAATGAGTTTAGAATCTACTTTAGCTTCTCTTAGGAGGTCATCATATACCTCTTCATCTATATCTTCTTCTGGAATCAGGTTATCAGTGCCGTCCCAATCAGCATCAATTCTAAGCATCACATATTCATAATACTTTGATAATCCTACGGAGGCATCAGCTATCAAGATACAATGACTTTTATCTATATTGAAATACTTTTGGTCTGTAAAATGTTGCAGCCAAGGGGTTAGGTTCAAGGTTTCACCTATTCCACTTCGGCTCTGTATTGGTACAACATCCATTTTCAATGGATTCATAATATCATACATTTTATCGTCGTGGCCATTTAGCTCACACACAACCATTTCACCGTTAGACAATTTCAAAACTTTATAAGAATCTGTGTTCATTTTAAGTTTATCCTTTTAATTTCATAATCAAATTTCTGTTCATCATATATATTTATGCGTTCTTTAAAGTGTCTCAAAGTGAAATTGAGTTTAGAATCGAGGGAGAGATCGTCGGCAATATCGTATAGTCGTAACGTCTTGTCACCCCCTTGTTGCCGCAAACCCCGCCCCAGTGACTGAAGCACTCTAATTTTGCTTTTTGAGGGGCTTGAGAACACGATGTTGTGAATGTTACGAATGTTAATACCAGTGCTAAAAGTCCCATAGCTCGCAACAATGATGGCATCTTT